ATGTACATGTAATGTTCTCAACTTCATTTCATCTCGGTGGACCTCAGGCACATTCGTTGCAGGGGGTCCCCAATTGACAAAAACATGCTAAAGTACTGGAATAAATTTTTAAAATGGTTATACTACCATCCCAACAAAACTTACATGAGGGGTAAATAATGGGTATATTTGGAATAGCATTAAGAGGATTTGGTAAAGCTTTAAAACAAAAGAAAACTAAACCTAAAGTAAAAGAACAATTAAAAACATTTAAACAAGCATCTGATAAGATTAAAATGGATAATGAAACTAAAAAAATACTTAAAGATGTAAGATCAGCATCAGAAAGAGCTAAAAAATTTAGTAAGGATTTTATGAAACAATCTTACAGTAAATCAAAAGTCAATAAATACTTGACAAAAGAATATAAGAAACAACAAAGAAAACCATAATGGCGTTCCTGGTAGCAAATCTACCTCCAATAAAAGTCTTTGTCAAAAAACATTATTTATATGATCATCAAAAAGGACATGGAGATTTTGTAGAAGGTGTTTGGATTAGTTGTAAATCAATCCAAGGCAGAGCCTTATATTTTGAAACGTATTTGCCGGAATATGGTGCTCTATACGATAAGCTCCCTATTAGTGCTTTTGTTTCTTCCCCTGATGTTAAAGATGATCTCCCATTAGAAGAATTAGAATTGTGGGATGCGTTTAGTTATCATCTCACTGTAATAGAAAAACAATCCATAGCAGGTGTTCGTTGTAAATATCTTGCACCATCAAAGAAATGGTATCACGGAGAATATTTACTTACAATTGACAACTGTCATTCTGATCACAACACGTTAAACACCAGCTACAGCGAAGTACCAGAAGAACATAAATCATTTAATATTTTAGAATTAGACAACGGTCACTACGCAGCACAACCAAACAATAGAATTATATATTATGATAAATCACTTACACCATCAGAAACAAAACAACCTGATTTTAAAGTGTCAACAGAATATTATTCAGTAGAAAATAAAAGTAAGTGGACAGCAGGCGATGATACTAATTACTTTTACGATTTAAAGGAGCAAAAATGAGATATTTATACTATGCAATTTGGGTATCAATAGCACTAGGTTTGCTATGCATTTATAGTATAGGTCAATGATAAAAGTTTGGCTTCTATTTTTAATGATATCACAACCTAATCTACCATCGGTTAAAACAAATTCTTTTTTGTATGCGGATGAACATAGTTGCATGACAGCACTTGCAGATTACTTAAACATTTACGAATCTAAACCATTGGAATATAAGAATAATTTAACCACCATGGGATATTGTTTACCCTTTGAAGCTTTTCCTATAAAAGGATTAAATACATTATGAAAATATCAGACAACACAAGTGTAAGCATGCCTATGCGCAACCTGCTCAGTATACTCGGAGCTACAGCTCTAGGTGTGTGGGCATATTTTGGTGTGATTGAACGCCTAAATAATATTGAGACCCAAGGCAAGTTAATGATTGTTGAAGTTGAAAAAAATACAGAATTTAGAATTAAATGGCCTCGTGGCGAGATGGGTAATTTGCCTGCCGATAGTCAGCAGGACATGTTAATTGAATTTATGGCAACTCAAATAGAAGCTATGCAAGAAGAAATGGAGGGTATGATGAGTAATACCGTAAATATAAAAAGAGCTCAACAGGATATTGAAAAATTAATTCAAGATACAGAAAAGCTCGAAGACAAAGTGAGAGCAAATGGAAGTTATTAGCGTAATTCTTATGTTTGTTTTTGGTAATATGAATGACCAGGAAAGTCAAATGACACAATACATTCCTATGGAATCATTATCAGCTTGCATGAAAGAAGTAAGATTAATGAAAAAGAAAAATACTAAATTTGTTAAAGATGCTTTTTGTGGTCCAGGTATTGTGCACATAGAAGATGGAGAAGTAATTTCTTTATACAATGAAATACCAGATGGTGCTACATTGGTTAAAAAAGATATAGATGCAGAAGCTTTTAAAAGATGGTCACTACGTGCTAAAGCTAAGTGGGATTAGTGGAACAAACTATAGAAAATTTTGAAGGAACTAAAAACGTTACCATCAACGAAAGTGGTAGCATGGGCGACGTTCAAGCAGGAATAGAATTTATATACCACATGAGAGAACACCTAATAGATGTAGGTGTTGCAACAATTTATTTATTTGCTTGTTACGCGTTATATTTGTGGCTAAAAAAAGTCATCAAGTAGCATTAATAAAATTATTAAAATTATTGGCATAAGTTTTAACTTTCTTTAACATACTATGCACACCGTTATTTCTACCTGGTGTAAGTAAAGTATCTAGCTTTAATTCGTTAAAATTATCCTGATCAAATTCGTTGATGTCCTGGGCGCTCGAGCCACTGTACACGTCTGCTATTATACTAACCATACCTTTAGATATAAGTGCAGCTGAATCTGCAGTAAAATATATTTTATAATCTACAAAGTGTGGCACCAACCAAGTTTGTGTTTGACATCCTTTTACTTCAAACGATGGTGCTTTATGTTCTTCATCCATAGGCAAAGAATTTTTACCAAAATCCATGATCCACACGTACTTGTCTTGATCATCTTCTATGTTACTAAGTATTTGTACGTATCTATTTAGTTTAGTTTGTATTGGTCCACACTCCTGACAACAATCAGGTGTGCCACATTTATCATGCTTCATGACACTCTATAGAAAAACGATAAAACTCATTTTGTTCATGCCATGACCAGTCTTCTCTTATCTCCATACACTCCTCTTTTATCATAGGTTCGTTTAACACAATCTGATTACCAACGTAAACCCACTCGTTACCATCAAAACCCCACAAACTAATGACCAAGACAAATAATTGGGTCATTTTAGTCTTTTACCCGGGTACAAACACACAGCCCACTCTCTTAAAGCCCGATACCGGGCAATTATGAGCTTTTTTATTTGGCTGAAAACCGCCGTTTTTTCACCAGGGTCCCAAACCGCCATTTCTTCGTTATTTCTCCAATGATTCATCTTTTTTGCTCCTATCAGGCATATTTATTATGTTTGATTCTTCTTTAAACTTAATTTTTGCATTAAAAGCAATTGTAATACGTTGTCTATTACTTCTGTTTATGTCTACATCATGTAAAAGATAAGATGGAAAACAAAGTATGTCACCATCACTAGGTGAATGCGCTATCATATTAGCATGAGGCATGTGATTAGGTATCATACGATACATTTGTTCGTGTGTAGCAAATCTAATTAGACCTGTGTTAGCTCCTTGTACATAATACACACCTGATAGATCTGCGTCTGCACGGTAGTGTGAATGAAATATGTTGTTGCTACCTGTCTCGTTTACATTTGTCCAATATGTTATGCTTGCATCCATAGGTTTTTTAGGAAAGTAATGATCCATATATGCTGACATTATCATACCTATTGGTTTCATAAGTTCTTTTTCACATTCAAATTTAAACATACTACGCCAACAACCAGGATTCGTGCTTATCATACCACTAGGATTGTTACCTCGTTCTTTTTCTATTTCTGTCATTAATAAATTATTAAGATTTTCATAATTGTTGTACCTTTTGTAAAACAATCTTGTATCTTGTATTGGTATTTTACTTATTACTTCGCTCATATTTCTCCGTTGCGCAAACAGCCCCACATAAAAAATGCAACTTATGTTTCTGTTGCGGGTTAAATTTTTTATCTGTCCAGTATAACAGTCTAGTAAACCATTTGCCACAATTGTAGCATCTAAACTCTGGTCCAGGTCTTACAAACTTACGATCAAACTCCACACAAGCCTTCACATTCGTCTGCAAATTCTTCATCAAATGTTTCACCAAATAATGATGCTTGTTTCTTTGGTTCTAAGAAATTTATTTCTCCCAATGGTTTAGCTGATTTGTGTAAATATAACTTTGCTTCTGAGTTTTTTAAACCGTTTCTAATAAGATTGTCTACTTCTACGGCATCAGCAAAATCTTCAGGGTAATTTTTTTGCATGTTTTTCCATTGATCATTGTGATGATAAGGACAACCTATGCACGATGATTTGCCAGGCATAGGATGTTTTTTTATATCTCGATACCAATTAAGACAATCCATACGTGACATACCCATTTCTATTAAGGGCCATCTTGATTCTAACCACGGTAATCTAGCTTTTTTCATACGCATAGCTTCATCTGTAGATATGCCTATCCATTGTTCTACAATCATATCTTTAGGCACTCTGTGTTTCGGCTTTACACCAAGTAATTCTCTAATCTTTTTTTGAATAGGGATAACTTTATAGTCATGCGTACACTGACGATAAAGCATCCCCACACGTCCACCTTGTCGTGCAGCAAACAGCGGAGGGTTTGGTACACGTCCAGCAAATGATTTTTCCTCTTCTTTAGATCCTGGTATTGGATTCGCTGCTTTGATAAGGTCTTCTCTGATGTTTCCTCTCTCTACAGTAATCAGCGGACAAATCGTTATTGCTTTTTTAAGGTATTCTACATGCTCATACACAAATTTAGGTTCCCATCCAGTATCAGCAAATATCATATAATCTGGTTTATGCTTTGTTAATCCTTCTTGTGCCATCAATGCTAAACACGATGATTGCACACCAGCTCCCAATGATAATACACGCATGGTAGGCTCACGTTGTTCACCCTTACCCTCTGTGCTATCATATTCTGCTGGTTTTCCATTTTTAAGTAAATTGGTTGTTTTAAAATATTTTGGTTCTACCGTAGCTGCAACTGCAGCCATGTTGTTAAGTTTCTTTTGGTCAACTTTTGTAGACATTTGTTCAAGAACTTTTCTTCTTTCAAATTCCATTTGCTCTGGGTTAATTGCAAAATTACTTTTGACATTGCCAGATCTAGCTTTGCCTTGTTCTCGGTACCCGGGTTTCTTAGTCTCTGTCATAGGCCTCTAGTTCTCTAATTGTTCTGATGATTTTTTGCGTATAATATACATCTTCAGCATATATTGCAAGTGTCATAGCTAGTTTTTCTAAGTCTATTTTATCGCTGAAATGCTGACTTATTCGCTCACTTCTAAACTTATAATAATGATGATTATGATTTAATAAATCCATATAATACGAAATGGATTCGCACTTTGTCTCAAAGATCCTAAGCCCCCACGTCGCATTAGGATTATTAAGCGGCTTTAGTTGATCATCAGTTGGGTCAAATGTGCGTATCCCAAGAAGATTGTTTGCTTCAACAGCAAATCTAGATTTGCCCCAATTTGACTCATGTATAGCTTGTGCAACTATGAGATTTACAGGCACTCGGTCTGCTTCAACATGCATAGAGTTCAAATGTAATGCACATGCACGAACTTGATATATAAATTCATCATTGTTTTTGTAATCCATGACAGGTTTAAATGTTAAACAAATTAAAAGTGTTTTACATATCCAACTCATCCATACCTCCTTTTATATTCTATTGCTCTTTGTAATTGTTCTACGCTTTCTTGAAACATACCGTAACCTAAATTATGCCGTTGACATAGTAAATGTCTAGGAACAAATTTTTTTATCTTGTGATTGTGATCAATAACCAATTCATTAGCATTGCTTCTAGTATTTTTTCTAGAAGGTGCCTTTTCGTAAACGACACTTTCTCCACATATAAAACACATAGGTTTTTGTTTTAGCCACCAATCAGCAACGTCTTTACCATGCTCACATTTAACCTTTCTATATTTTAATTTAATTCTACCAGCTTCTGTAGATCTCAATTTTTTTTGATATTTTAATTTAGATCTTGTGGCTGCTTCTTTTCCTTTCTTTGTACCAACATATCTTTCTTGTCTTGCCACAGCATAACTCATTTATCCCCCCAACTTTCCCCTAAATCTACGTCAACTTTGGAAGGCACTTGCAGTTCTACACAAGTTTCCATTACTTCTTTTATTTCATTTGCTTGTTTTTCACTTTGTACAGAACAATCAAGCTCATCATGAACTTGTATTAGTGGTATAACATTTAACTGTTCATATACATCCACCATAGCTTTCTTTGTTTGATCTGCAGCTGATCCTTGTATCAATCTATTAAGTGCTTTGTATGTGCCATATCTTTTTATAGCATCACCATACTCTACCTTTGCTTGATTCAATGGTAATGGTTTATGCACGCCCCATGATGTAGGTTCCCATAAATCAAATCTACATTTACGTCCTAATAAAGTGCGTATGACACCTTTAGAATTTGCACGATTCATTACAGCTTCAAGCATGCCCTGCATAAAAGGCACACGTTTACGGAAATCTGTAAGCATTTCTTTTGCTTCTTGTGGCTCTAAATCTAACTCACGTGCTAATTTGTTATAGCCCATGCCATACATTACACCTAATCCAATAGTTTTAGCTAATCTTCTATCAACACTAGCCATGTCAGCTGTTTGTTGATGAAAATCTAAATCTTTCTTTTGATAAGCTTCTTTAACTTCTTTGGCACCTGGTTGGTCCACGAGGCACGCCCAATGTGTTAAGAGTCTTGGTTCTTGTTGCGAGTAATCTGCCTTGAGCCAATATTCACCCATCTCAGGAACGAATAATTTCCTAACGTCTTTCGCAAACTGACCGCGGCTGGGTACCTGCTGTAAGTTAGGGTGATTATAAGAAAAACGACCAGACACAGTACCACCAGTGTCAGACCTAATTTGATTAATATGTGCATGTATTCTACCCTCCTCTGTATAGTTCATCAATCCATGTAAAAATGTGCCACGTAATTTATTCAGCTCACGTGCTTGCATAATTAACCTTGGTAATTCATGTGGATGATCTGTAAGAAACATCTTCGTAAATGAAGGTGCATCTGTTTTCTCTGTTCTTTCATATGGTAAATTCAAAGCATCAAAAGCTTTTGCAATAGAAGCTGCAGCCCATATTTCTATGTTAAGACCAGTCAAATCCTTTATACGTTTCATCAATTTTTTTTCTTTATTGTGAAATTTTGTATTTAGCTGTTCACATTTTACAGTGTCAAATCTTACACCACGTTTAGTCATTTGAAATATAACTTTTATAAGTCTACATTCTACATCATAAACGGTAGTAAGATTGTCTTTTATAATTTCCCAAGATAGTTTTTCGTGTAACTTGTATGTAAGATCTGCATCAGCTTCTGCATACTCACCAACAAACATAGCCGGCAATTTGTACATTTCTGATTTTGGATCTACGCCAAAAGCTTCAGCTGCTTCTCTTAGTTTTTGTTCATTTTTAAACTCACCTAAATATTCATGCACAATGCTATTAAGTGTATATGAATACCTATTTTCATCTATGAGAGCTGCTGCTACCATAGTGTCATGAACTTTACCTTTTACATTTATTCCTAATGTCCAAAGCCAACCTATATCATACTGTGCATTATGAAATACTTTTTCAATAGAATCATCGTCACAAATAGATTTTATGTATTTTATAATTTTCTTTTCATCCATGTTTCCACCGCCATCATGTGCAATTGGATAATACGCTTTAAAGGACGCAGTGGCTATGGCTATTCCTATCACCTTACCTCTCTTAGTTGGCCAACCTGGTCCGTGTTTTATTAAGTCTGGGTCACAAGTTTCTAAGTCAATCGCTACGCGTCCCTCTATGTGAGGGAAACGCGTAGGAGCAACCCATTGTGACGTAACAGTTTTATATAGATCCTGAGTCAATTATCTCTCCTGCTATTGCTGCATAACCTGCCATATCAACAAAATTATCCATGTTAATTTTTTTACCTTGATTGTTCCTAGATATTTTTAGCAACACCATCATCAAAGCAACATCATCTGCAGTAATACTAGCCATTGCTTGTAATTTTTTATCTAAAAAAATATTCCAATATTCTGCTATTTCTGCGTGATTATTAAATGCATCTCCATGAGATAAATTTCTATCTCTAGAGATTATTTTACTAGCTTCTTCTAATATATCTTCTTTTTTCATACTAGGTTTTGAGCTAGAAATGCCTGTACTAAAACTCATATTATGAATCCTCCATCTCTCTGCGGCTGTATTATATGTAGATTTTCTCTAGCACGTGTTGCTCCTACATAAAACACACGGCATTCGTCATCCGAATCTCTTTCCATAGCTTCTTGTGATTTTCTTGATAAATCAGTAAGAAGCATAACATTATCTGCTTCACCACCTTTTGCACCATGTATAGTGCTTAAATGTATCTTTGGATCTTTTGATATTGTACCTCTTACTTCTATAGCACGTAAATATTCTTTATCTCTATTACCTACCTTATCAAATGCTACATCCCAAGGTCTGCCACCCATAAGTAAACCATGATGCATTACCAATTCTTCTAATTCATATTGCTCTTTATCGGCCATTTTAAGATTTTTATGACCTCTTTCTATGCCTATTTGACTAGACATATATGAGTATATGTCTTTTATATCTGCTAAAGGTATAACTTCACCACCATTTAATTTTTTCCAAGATTCTACAGCATTCAATAATTTAGCTGATATAGGTAATTTGTTATTTCTCTTATACAACATACCCTGTAATCGTATATCGCGCTCTATCTCGTCAAGCATATAATTGGTCCTAGCCATTACAAGCCAGCTACCTTGATCTCTTAAATTAACACTTTCTGGATAAGTGTGATATTGCACCATTCCTTCTCTATCTGTGCCTCTCCATTGTTTACTACGTCTAAATTTTACTCTGTTTATTATTCTATTAGATAAATTTTGAATAACAGCAGAACACCTAAAAGACTGTTTTAGTGTTTCTACTTCGCCAGGCAGCTCAATAAAATACTTAACATCAGCACCAGCCCAATTGTATATTGCTTGATCATCATCACCACTAACGTATACTTTTCTTGCATTTTCTGTTAACTTGTTTATCATTCGCCACTGTAATTTACATAAGTCTTGAGCTTCATCTACAAACACGACTTCTAATTTTGGCACGGGACCAGAATCTATATACAATTCTATCATGTCAGTAAAATCAAACACTTCTTTCTTTTTCTTAAACTCTTCCAATGATCTCTGTGCACGAAGCAAAGAGTGCCAGGACATGTCTTGTAAATTAGATGTGTTATAATGATGTTCTAAATCCATACACTTCATACGTGCTAAATTTATTTCGTTGATTAATATATTGTCAGTGGTTACCACACCACCAGCTTCTGCACCATCAGTAACAGATCCTAAATCCATACCAAATGTTTGTGCAAACTCTTTGTAATTATCACGTGACATAACTTCTGACTTTGTTAATCCTAATTGATGAAATGCAAACGAGTGTAGTGTTCTAAAATACGGTAGATGTTGTTCTTCTAACTTAAACTTCTTCATTGCCCGGTCACGAGCCTCGGTTGCCGCCTTCTTGGTAAATGCAACAAATGCTATGCGATCAGGTGATGTGCCCTTTGCTAACTCTTGTTCTACCAAGTTTAATAAGTTATGTGTCTTGCCTGTGCCTGGTGGTCCTAATATTATTTTAGTTTTAGAATGGTGCACCATCAACCTCCTTTATATCAAATGCAGAATCTTGTTGTTGATATGCAGGCACACCCCACACACGCACAGTTCTACCTTTTAAATTATATTTCTCACTTTTACCTTTTAGATGTCTCAAAGCTTGCACAAGTTGACCTGTGTTAAAATATGTAAACTTGTTGCGTGTAAGATAATCCTGCAAGTCTTTAAGTCTAAACCATGTAATACCATCCTCTGTCCATGGTTTGCGTAATAATAATTCGTCACGATTTAGAGCCTGGGCACGATCAGTACAAAACTCCTGGAGGTGAGCTTCAAACTGACCGGCCAATGACCCATCATCAGACACAGGAATCTTGATAAGATTTTGCATCAATCTTTCAATAATCTCCTGCCATACTGACTGTTTTACAAGAGCAGGCATGTGATTCAAACTATTCATACATTTCTTTTGAAATTTAGTTTGTATCTGCAGCTCTTCTGTTTGTAATTCCATTCTTGCGTCACCAACATCCAAAAACCACACAGGTGGATCTGTTTCTAATTTAGTCAATGCGCTAAACTCTAACGATGTACCGTTACCACCCACACCATATTTTCTACCTCTACAAACTTTTGCATTGCAGTAAGAACTAATAGGTGGTTCTTTACATCTATAATTATATTCTTTTTTTTCTAATTGATTTTGTACTGTCACTACCTCTGATGCTGACAAAGGTGGTGTCATGTAATCTTGATTGTATTTTTCTAATAACGTTTTCCAATTGTCTGGATCAAACTTACGCAAGTAAACACCGATATTAAATAATCCGTTGTTGCGTGTGCCTTCGGGAAATCCTTGTGAACATAATTGTTGTAAACAAGGCGGACCATCTTCTATGACATCTTTAGATATCTGAATTGCAACTTTGTCTATTTCTTCTACAACATATTTATCATATAAAGAATAGAACTCCAGCAAGGTCGCTGCTGTTCCATCATCTTTGTAAGCATATCTAGTTGTACTTTTTGAATTATAATAAGGAAGATTTAAAAAATTACCTAAGTCTCCTTTCTCTATCAGTATCGTTGATTGTTTGGGAAATACTTCTACAGAAGAATGTCCTAAACCAGATGCAACCTCTCGTAGCTTCTCTCTGGCTAATCTTGCGGACACTGGGTTTTTAAAAAACATAAACAAATGCATACCACCACTCTTCGATCTACAAGGAACAAGTGGTAGTTGTAAATTTCTTATACTGTTAATTATTTTTTTGTAATCAATGGGATATGTATCTATATCTATACAACCCCATTTAACTGTGTTGTCTGCTTTTATGGGAATAATACCTAATGATGGACCATTCCCGTTTAAATGATTACTCCATAAAGAATCATTTACTTCTTGTTTTACAATGTAAGACTTACCTTCCTGCTTACCGTCAGCACGCGAACCATTTGGCTGGTGCTGACCATAAGCTACGTCTAAGCCTTCAAATATCAATTTGAATCTATCCACTAAACCTCCAGTTTTAGTAGAAGAATTACCTAAAACGGTACTTCTTCTTGACTTTCTGTATTATTAGATTGTGGAGCCTCTTTTACAGGCTCACCCTCTGACATAGGTTTAGCTTCGACTTCTCCTCTTGATGCGGCAGTTGAAAATGATTTTGCCTCGTTATAAACGCCAGCGTCTTCAACTTGACCGTCTCTCTCAACTTGATACCCAAACCAACTACCACGATCATTAGACTCACTAACAGTAGATAGTTTGTAAATGATTGCATATGTTGGTGGAGTAAAACTTCCCGATGGACCATTAACTTTTTGGCTCAACATTAAACTGTTCCAACGTCTACTTTTTTTCAATTGTGTAGATGTCATGCTGACAACAGCTTGTGACCAAGCACCATCTTTGCCTTGCACCATAACATAGTGATAAGCAGTGGTTGCAATGTAATTACCATTTGGTAATACATCTTTAAACGTCATTTGATCACGTTTAGTTTTACTAAGAATGCCACTATCAGCATGATGTGATTCAACGAACCCACCACCTTGCTCACGTGGTTTCCATTCTACGTATCGTAGTTGATAAAGAACAGGTATCACGTTAAGTGAATCACTGACCTCTTGTGTGACAGTATTATAGAACTGTCCTATTTTAGCACCATCAACGTACTCTGCTTTTTGCGGATTAAGTTGTGGACTATTGGATTGTAGTATGTTGATGTAAGGAATTGCAATATCTCTTGACATGTCAAGATTACCAAACCCACTTGCATCTTTTGAGTCACTAGCAAGAACTGCTAGATCTAATTTTGCCGCCTTTGCGACTGCTTGTGTTTTTGCCATAAGGCCTTTCTCCTTTAGTCTTTAATTGTTGTTTTTTGTCCGACGAAAGCTCCTAACAAATCCATAGGTAATTGCTTACCTGCTTCATGTTGCTCTCGTATAAATGCGCGAAGGGTGGAAGGTTCGACCCATTCACGTTGCATTGATTGATAACCTTGACTATCCAAAGTATTTATCAACGACTTAGCTTTCTCATCTTCATTCCTTCCAAAGCTACAACTAACTTGGTTCTTTATTAAATCACCAAATCCATTGTCTCGTAACCACTTGAATGCTGCTTCTTTTTTAGTATCTTTAATAGAAGCACCATAGTAGTTGGTAACTTTAAGATGTCTACCATCTGCCAACTTTAATTCTGACAAACCTACTTCTGCAAATAAGTTAGGTAGAACATTTTCTGCTAAATGTTTTTTGTAATCTTTTTTCTTTTTTAATTGCTCTTCTAAATCAGCAATCTCGTTATCAGTGTCTGCCACATCATTTGCAACAGCACCTATTTTACCCATGTTGTCCTGGGCCGTGGAGCCCGCATCTTGAGCCATTTGTTTTAATAATTCACTCATATCAACCTCTCAAATCTATTTCTATGTCATAGTACCGTTTTTCATCACGATCCCATTTTAACACTTTAAATTTGCCTCTATTCATTTCACTGACAACTGCGCCAGCTAATGCAATAATAGCAGGATCACCAATCAAAAGCAAATAGTCATCATCACTAAATGTGGATAACTCTTTTTTTAACTTATGAGTTAATGGTCCAGAAGACAAAACTATTTGTTTATTGTCGGGTAATAATACTTTTAAATCGCCAAATTTTTCAGCTGATCTAATATTTCTACCCATTTCTTGTAGTACGTAAACTGTCATAATTTTATTTCTTGATTCTCATATAGATCATGTTATATAAGAAGTCAACATTAGAATTAAGAATGTACAAATTTAAAACGAAGCCATATGAGCATCAAAAGGATGCGTTAAAAAAATGTTGGAATAAAGAAGCTTTTGCTATCTTTGCAGAGATGGGCACAGGCAAAACTAAAATAGCATTAGACAACGCATGCATATTATACAACAAAGGTAGAATAGATAGAGTGTTGATAGTTGCACCAAAAGGCACATACATGAATTGGGTAGATCAAGAAATACCTACACACGTCCCTGATTACATAGAAAAAAATGTCGTTGCCTGGAAGCAATCTACAAGTTCAGAATATAAACAGCAATTAAAAAATATAAAAGATATAAACGATTACAGATGTAAAATTATGGTGATGAACGTAGAAGCTTTATCTACAAAAAAAGGTGTAGAATTTGCTAAATTATTTTTAATTGGAAAAGCTATGATGATAGTAGATGAAAGCACTACGATAAAAAATCCACAGGCTAAAAGAACTAAAAATATTTTATCATTAGCCAGAGAAGCCAAATACCGACGAATATTAACAGGATCTCCAGTAACCCAGTCACCAATGGATTTATGGGCACAGATGGATTTCCTAGATCCTGAGATACTTGGTCAACAAAGTTTTTATGCATTTAGAACTCGCTACGCAGTTGTTATAACAGCAAATGCTGCCGGTGGCACGCATAAATATCAGAAGATTGTTAAGTTTAAAAACTTAGCACAATTAGGACAGTTAGTATCACCGCATTCTTATCGTATTCTAAAAAAAGATTGTTTGGATTTACCAGAAAAAACTTTTGTAAAACGTGAAGTAGAATTGACAGATGAACAACGTATTGCATATCAGGACATGAAAACAAATGCCATGACTATTTTAAAAGGACAATCACTTACAGCTGTCAATGTTTTGACACAATTGATGAGATTACATCAAATAACATGTGGGCATATGAAAACAGATAGTGGTGAAGTATTAGATCTTAAAAACAATAGAATAGAAGAATTAATGCAGGTGTTATCAGAAACAACAGGTAAAGCAATTATATGGGCAAACTACATACATGACATATTGAACATAGAATCAGCAATAAAAAAAGAATACGGACCCACATCATATTGCACATATTACGGAGCAACAAAGGCAGAGGATAGACAAAAATGTATTCATGATTTTCAAAATAAATCAAATGATTGTAGATTTTTTATAGGTAATACACAAACAGGTGGCTATGGCATCACATTGACTGCTGCCAGCACTGTGATATATTATTCAAATAATTATGATTTAGAGAAAAGAATACAGTCAGAAGATAGAGCACATCGTATAGGCCAGGTCAACCCAGTTTTATACATAGATATGGTATCTAAAGGCACTGTGGATGAAAAAATAATTAAAGCATTAAAAAACAAAGTAAATATTGCAAAGGAAATTAGTGGAGAAGAATTATCAGAGTGGATTTGATTTAGATTATGCTTGCATTGTATGCATCCAATTTTTTCATAAATGCATTAGTAGCGCGTACAAAATTCTCACCTGTCAATTCGAATCTTTGAAACGTTAAATCACGAGAACACATTAACACCACACCTTGTTCAATTTCAGTATTAAATATTGCATTGTGAGCCGCGGCGTACGCTGCTAGTTGCATTAAATAATCCTGTACCCATTCTCTTTTCTTTGGTCTATTGGTTTGTTTAAAATCTATAATTGTAGGTTTATTTTTGTAAACACCCACCATATCTGTTGTGCCAGCATATTTGCCTGGATTATACAAATGTACTTCTGATCCCCATATTTCTGTTATATCTTTAAAAGCTTCATCAATTATTTTCTGTGCCATTTTTTCTGCTTGAACACCAACTTTTGTCAAATCTTTGTATTTATCTCCGTTCACAAAACGTTCTATGTATAGGTGGAGCGCGGTCCCAATCTTAGCAGAATCACGTATTATTTTTTCTGCTTCTTCTTCACCAACTTTGGCACGCCATTTTTTTAGAAAAGATTTATCTTTTGTTTTAGATAATATACTGGTTACAGAAGGCAAAGCTTCACCATCAGGTGTTAAATATAACCTTGTGTCCCCTTCTTTTCTTTTTAATTCTGCGTAATTATATTTCTTAACTAATTGCACTGTGGCATTATACCACACACTCTGACATATGCCTAGCCATTTCTTTTGCACGGTTAGGTGTCTGTTTTGCCCATCGTGAATCAAGCATTTGGACTGACGCTTCGGCGTAATCTGGTGGATCTTGCTGAAGCGCCTGCCACATTTTCCTGAACTTGGAAACTCCTGTCCCCCCAAGCTGGAAAATCATTTCAATGATTATAATTTTTGCATCATCACTTATTGTTAAATTTTTGCACATGTCATCTGCTTGATCAATTGCAGACTGTAAATCTTTTTCTAATATACCCATCAAAAAATCTTCTTCATATTCTTTGTCATCTTCCCAAAAATTTTCTACACACAGGTGGCCTACGCCCACCGTTCTCTTTCCTAAGGTATCTAGGTATACCTTGTTTCTGTATCCTTCATGTCGTTTTACAGATTCTAAAAGTTTATCCATGTCAATCATATTATTATTCTCCTTTATATATTATAAAAATCATATAATTTTTTGTCTATCGCTGCGTCACGATACATTTTTTTAAATATAGAACCTAATCCTTGAATTTCTCTTGGTGATAAAGTATTAAAATAATCCATATATCCGCTTATGTGCGGTATGTTTGATGCACCTTCAAAATCTCTACCGGGTGTCATTCCTTCTTTTGGAAAAGCATCCATTATGCCACCTTGAAAATCTAGCGCACCTATATTTCTAAGATCACCTAAAAGATATAAAAGAGATTCAGGGTCGGTATCTTGTCTTAATACATCAGGAAAACCTTTTTTAGGTATAAATCCTCTAAATTCATCAGGATAAAATGTAGATCCAGGATCACCTTTTTTTAATGGAGTTGTTTCAAACTTTGGAAGATCTAATCTTGGTTCATCATCTGGAGGTAAAAAGAAAGGCACTTGTATTGGATTTCGCCCACTTGGAGTAGAAAATTTTTCTACATCACTATAACCAGGAGCTAATCTATTATATAATTGATCTATGTCATAATTTCCAATATCTGATGGATTATTTTTCTTTGCTATATAACGTTCTCTTCTAGTCATTATTTATCTAATTTTTTATTTATGTTTTTTATTTCGTTTTCTATGACCGCTATTCTAGCTTCCATTTTTGTAAATAAAATAAGTGCTTCTTCTATTCTATCTATGTCACGTTCCATTGCATTGATACGCTGTGATGTCATTCCCCATGTAGCACCTAATGCTATAAATATTCCTATGATCCACACTGCGTCTCTTATACTCATTAACTTACCAAAGATATTATGCCACCTCTTGCCGCCATACGTGGTGCCACTCTGTTAGCGAGTGCCTGGTCCAAGTTTCCTTCGTACAAGGAAGCTGCAGCTGCAGGATTCATGTTAGGGTTTTGCATTATTGAAGAACCAATACTTGATACTTCATCTGCAAAATAATTTGAATCTGGTTGAGGAGGATTTTGTATTCTATCTAATATGTTCATTGCAGGCGATTGACCTGGTGTGCCCATTGTATCTTCTACTATTCCTTTACCTTTATCTAAAAGATCTTTACCAGCTTCACCAAATATTTCTAGTGCACTTCTTGCTGGTGCCATGCTTTGTCCAACTTGTTCTCTATATCTTTGTTCTTTTTCAATCTCTGCTAATTCACGATCAAATTCCTGCCATTCTTCAGGACGTAATCTTACAAGACGTACAAAGTTAGCGAATCTAACTTGCTCTGGCAGTGTGTCATCTAATATGTTTCTGTAGGCACGAAGAGAAGGTGGGCTTGTTATTATTCCACCCATGTATCTTACACCATACGCCAAAGCTGCTGGTATTAACCAACCAGCACCAAACGCACTTAATGCACCAGCCGCTACTGTTTTTGTTTGTAATCCTAAAGCAGATTGTGGTAGTGCTGATTTAATACCTGAACGTATACCACCCATTACTGCACGACGTGCCATGAAAGTGCTTATCTCTGGTATACCGTTGGCTGCAGCTGCAGACATGATTGTCGCGAAATCATCTAAATCTTTTAGCGTTGGTAACTGTGCTGCTTGTTTACCAGTTATACCTTGTGCAAATTCATATTGTATGCCTTTCAATCCTTCATTAAAATTAAGATTATCAAATTCTCTTACAGCTCCAGTTTGTCCATCACGTACTACTATTTTAGATATCTGTGGTCCTGGTAATGCTTTTTCAAATAATGTTTTTAAAGGATTGTCTTTTCCTAAACCAAGTGCACGTTTGAATGCTTCACCATCAAATAACTCTGCGCCGTCTTTTTGTACAATTGAATTGTTAAATACTTTATTTAAGTAAATACCTAATCCTTCATAATAAGCTTTGTCTCCAACTATATTTTTCATTGTAGCTAAATTTGTGGCAGCGTTCGCTGGATCTTTTCTAGCTATGTCAATTACAGTTTCAAATAAATTTGTTGCTTGACGATCCGGATCAAAATTAATACTGTACCCGTATCTTTTAACTCCACCTGTTAAAGCTTTTCCTGCTTTTGTTCCAAACATCAACATGCCATTGCTTACAAACTTTTCATAATCACGCCATAATTTTTCTACTTCAGGTATACCTGATTTTGATAAGCTACCAATATCTGCTTCCCATGCTTTGTATATATTTAAAATATCTGCTTGGCTTTCACCATCTGCATTCTTTAAAAACTTATTATATAATTTATCCATTTGATCACGAAGACCATAATATTGTTCTATTGTTCTAGCACCTGCAATACCAGGATCTATGACTTGAGTTTTTAAAAAATCAATGAAAGGTTCTGGAACTGCTTTCTTAACCGCAGCTGTGCCTTCTTCTGTTGGCACTATTTGTCTTTGTGCTAAAGCTCTTTGATATATTCTTTTTGCTTCATTAACTAGTGTAGAGTCATCTACAACAGCACCGTATTTTCTAGCTGCCTCTAATAACAATTGTTGTTTTCCTGCAGCAGCCTCTCTAAATCCTCTTGCAACAGCAAGACCTAAATCTTGTATTTTTACTCCATGTTCAGCAGCATTTATCATAGGAGCAAACGTTAATTTTTGTATTATGCTACCACCAAGATCCATGTAAGCGTTCATTTGATCTGCTTTGTTTTTATATATTCTTGTGCCTATGACTGGCGCACGACCAAGAAGTTTCATAAAACCTGAAAGCATAGGAGAACCAACGTCTGATCTTTGAACGTCTGTGCCTACCATTTTTTGAGTTTGTGGTAGTAAATCACCAACTTGTTTTAATGGTGTTTTTAGTTCTGCTGGGCTTAAAAAATTAAATACAGGGCTTCTTATCAATCTTGTCATTAAATTACCGATAATAGGTATATTTAATTTTATATCTTGTGTACGACCACCTATAGATGTTTCAACAAATTCTTTTGTCAACGGATCTTCTTGTAGCATGGTAGAAAATTTACCAGACTGATATAATCTTTGTTCTGCATCTAAAACTTCTTTACCAGCAGGCACTCTAGATCCTGCTCTTGGTTTAAACATACCAAATACATTACCACCAATGAATCTTCTTGTTACATAATAGGCAGGTCTTGCTCCAAAGAAAACACTAGATATTGCACCATCAATCGCTGCATCTTTTAATGCGCCTTTTATTCTTGTGACTTGATCAGGACGATTAATACCCTCAGGACCAAATGTTAATCTTTCCGGTATTGCATTTGACATCAATTCTAACATTTGATTGTCACTATTTTTTAGAAACTTTTTCGCTGTGCCAGCTTTGTTCATTATATCTAATTGAACTTCATATCCATAATCAGCTATGCCTACACCTGCAGCACCACCAATGATTGCACCTAACGCTTTTGCCCACCATGGTCCAGGCACCTTACCACCACGTGCCATGCCAGCCATAAATCTAGAAGCTAATCCTTTTGTTCCATATCTATACGGATTGTTGAATGCGTCTAATAGAACTGGTCCTGCTTTAAATCCTTTCAAAGCACCAACTGTTCCTGCAACCATTTCTTGTCCAGCCTCTACAACAGGATAAGGATTTGGTGTGGATGTGTATAAACCAAACTCATCTTCCATAAGCAAAGTGCTTGGTGTTATAGTTGTAAAATCTTTTTGTGATAGACCCATGGATCTAATATAAGCTTGTATATCAGCATCAAGTTCAGCTGCTTGTTGTTGATTCATGTCAGGGTATTTTTCTTTTGCTCTTGCGATTATATTAACTACGTTGTCTCTAACAGTATCTCTTTTTTCTCTATATGTTTTTAGATTTTGTAATTCCAAAGCTCTTGCATCACGCGTTGCTTGATCTGATATAAAAGGATTATCTTTTCCAAAAGGACTTCCTGGTGCAAGTAAATTACCTAATAATTGAAATGGTGCTCGAAAAGCCTCTGCTACGGGCTCCATTGTTTTTCTATTCTTTGCAATTATTTCTTCTGCCTTTGTTTGCGGCACACCACCTTCAGTTTTACTTACAAACTTTTTATCTTTTGCATCTAAGTCTGATGCCGCTTTTTCAAACTGTTTTGTTGTTACATCTACCATTAATTTAATCCGTATTTATTGAGTATACTTTCATAAGTCGTGTCACTTTGTTTCATATTTTCATTATGATCTACTTGTATGTTACCTTCAAAACTTTTCATCCAGTCTGCGTATCCCATGCCACCTGATATATCAAGATTAAGCGTTCGTTCTTCTGGATTATTTGATAACCAATTGTAGTATGCATTTTCTAATTTTTTAGATCCTTCTATTGTAAAGAAATCTGGTTGTTTTTCTTTGTCATAACCAGCAAGTGTTAAAGCACCTGACATGTTATTATATAATTGATTATATATTTTTACATAGTTTTGTATAATTGCTTTGTCTGTTGTACGACCACCAATACCTGTTAATCTTACGTCTTCAAATGATCTACGTAAAACGTCTGCTAACATACGACCAGTTGGCTGTCTGTCTCTTGCTAACATCAAACCTAATGTTGTTTCAAATGTTTCCAGTACAGATCGTTCACCACCAGATTGTAAAAGTTTTGTAAATGTGTCTGCAACAACATACGCTCTATAAGGTTGTCCATTAGCATCTGCACCATAGTCATCACCACCTAAACCTGCGCCGTATCTATCTTGTGTTAATCCATTACCTCCATATTTATTGTTTCTATCAATAAATACAGGCACCGATACACCACCAATATTCATCGTGCCGTTTGCTGTTTCACGAACAGCAAATCCTGAACCTGTAGGATCTGGAGAATCAAAATCACCTGCAATTACTTGCCCTGTGAATTCTTCAAAAACCTGTGCTAGTGGTCCTACTATTTTTCCTATCTCACCAGATGCACCAATTAGATCTGGTCGTTCAATAATTAGCGGTATAATTTCATTTGCTAGTGGTATTAATCCACGTTTAACATATTGTGCGTATTCTATTTGACCATCAGAAGATGCATCACCTTTTACATTTACTTGATCAGCATAGTTTAATCCAAATGCATCTTGACCTTCACCAGCTTCAACGAAACTAAATACATCAAAACCATACGCTTGATTGAATCCATAAAATTTACTTTCTTCTGGACTTGTTCTTTTCACCGTCAATACTTTAAGTGGTTTTTCTAATTTAATTGGTCGACCTTTTGCATCTAAAGATAAACTGCCATCATCTTCTGTTTTGTAATTTTGATATACCATGACATATGGACCACTTCTGTCTGACATGTCTTCCATCTGTTCAAAGTATAAATCTAATGCAGCAGCTCCTATTTCACGATCAGCTTTTGCTTTTTGTACACCCATTTCAAATAAGAGTGGTGCAGTTTGTTGTCCTGTTTGTCCTACTACATCAAAGAACCCTCTAAGGCCTGGTTGATTTGTTCTACCTGACATCAATGAAGATCCTATTTGCATTAATAGTGCAACCTTCTGTAATTTGTCACCAGAAGAATCTCCTATAAACTGTTTTATAACATCTTTGTAAGTATTTATTCTTTGTACACTGTCATTGTCTATATAGTTTGCTATTGCAGGATCGTTTTGTACTTCATTTGATGCAAAATTATCTGTTTCTGTACCAGCTCCTTCGTTTGTTGTAAGAGATTGTTCGTTAACTATTTCTTCTTCTGCTGATTGTTCTTGAGCAGAAACCGTAGGTCCATCCGCAGGTCCTTTCGGTTCAGGATCTTTTGATGTTACGTTTATTTCTGTGTTTATATCCTCTGTTACATCAGTGTCAAAATCTGCAGGAGTAAGACCACTTTGATCTGTAATAGAGTCAATCATTGGAGGCATCATGCCAAGCGTAAACATTCTACCTTGCGGTGTGTTGAAACCTCTAGCTGTTCTTTGAAACAAAGGTCTTAGTATTGCACTAACCATAAGACCCTAATTCTTTAACGCTTCGTATGCAGCCAATCCTTGAATACCAGTACCTACAGCTTGTGCTAATGGGTTGACCGTTGGTGAAGTGCCCATGGTTGTAGCCATACCACTAGATGGCATGCCTTGATAAATGTCACTAACAAAACCAAGACGTTGAAACGGCTCATAAAGCTGTTGTATATTTTCACGATATTGTGCGTCTTGTATTTGTTGTGCACGTTGCTGCTGTACTGAACCAGCTGACATAGCAGATGCAATATCCCCCTGTTGCAATGCTTGTTTTTGTGCACCGAGTGCCCCAAGACCTTGTGATGCTTGAGCCATTCTTTGCATTTGATTTTGAAAATTCTGTTGTGCCATTTGTTGTGCTTGTTGAAAATTTTGTGCTTGTGCTTGACCGACAGCTTGTGCTTGTTGTCTACCTAATTCTGCACTTTGCACACCTTGTCTGGCTCCACCAAAAGCACCAGCTTTTGCTGCTTGTAAATTAGTTTGATTTTGTAGTTTTGCAAATTGATCTTCTATGCCTGAAATAACTTCATTTTGAAATGGATTCATGAAAGATTGATATGACATAGGATCATAAGCTGCTGTACTACCAAGTAAATTTTGAGTTGCTGCGTTTATAAAAGGTTCAAAAGAACCAAGACCACCAGCTGTACGATTAAAAGCTTCTGTTTGTAAATCAGTGAAATCAACAACTTCTTGTACAGGTATATCAACAGGATCTTTTGCAAATCCTGCAGCTGTATCCATAAGCTGTAGCTTACGTGCTTCTATCTGTGGTGCTTCACGTTGAAACGTCGTCTGAAACTGGGTTCCTGATGGATCGCTACCGTCGCCTAATCCTGGTATACTCAAAATACTCTCCTATAATTTGTTCCAATTTTTTCCATCCCTAAACGTTTTGCAACTTTATCAAAGCTACCCACTTGTTCAGAGACACTTAATATTACCTCTTTTACTTTATTCATCTCTGACCAATCTACAAACTTTTTCATTAATTGTATACCAGTCATTTTTCCTCTCTCCTCTGGAACCACATATAGTTCCAATTGTCTACTAAAAGTATCTTTACTGTAAGGAAACTCCAATATGCATCCTATCATGAAACCTATTGGCTCTTCCTTTTTTGTAGCAATGATACCAAACATATTTGATTTGTTCATTGCTGCGAAGAAATAGTCTTTAACTTTTTCTTCGTTTATCTCCACTTCATTCCCCCAGTGAGATTCTTGTAAAAAGTCTTTGCTTACTTTTTGAATCCAATGAAGATCTTTCTCTTCGAAAAATCTCCAATCCATTTATACCATGGCTTCCGAAGGTTTTTCAGACTCAGGATCAAGAGCGTTCATCATCTTATACATCTTCTTTGCGCCCTCCATCCTACTACCATTACCAAAGTTTTCAACAGCCTTTGCTGTCATAACAAATTCTCCATCACTTAACTTTGCATTTATTGCATCATCTTTTGGGCCACCTGGGCCACTGACCTCGCCGCCTGTTTCATAAGGCGTAAACTTAAATTCACTAGGCACGTAACTATAATAAGGATTTTGCATCATATCATACATTTGTTTCATGCGTCTTTTCTCTCTTTCAATTTGCATTTCTTCTGCCTGTGCATCTGTTGGCATGCCACCAAGTGTGCCTGCAAGTAAAGGTATACCAGCTTTTATATCGAAAGATCCTGCTGGTAAATCTGTGCCTAAGAAAGTTTTACCTGCTTGTTGTGTTCTAAATAAATCTGATAACTTCATACCTTCAGATAATGTTCTTGTTTTATCACCAAGGTATTGAGTTTTAGGCATTACGTTTAAAGGTAAACCCTTCATGTCACCTTCTACTCCAAATCTTGGTACTGTTTGTGTAATTGGTTGTCCACCTGGTGCCATGAGTAAATCCATTGCGCTTACATCACCACCCAGTGCATTAGCCATAGCATTTGCTTTCATAAAAGAAAACGGCACAGCTGTTAATGCAGAATATAACGCTGCACGTTCAGGGTTTTTTTGACCCATAAGTCTCGATATACCATAACTTGTTAAACCAGAACTAACTGGTGCTTTAAGTAACATTGGCATTGCGCCAAACTTTGTACCATAACCTTTTAGTAAAGAACCTAGACCTGCACCCTTACCACCAGCTCCTAAAAATGCACCTAGTTTTGGTGCAAGATATGGTGCAGCAAACATTGCTGCAACAGGTAATATCGGTTTTGCTTTTTTAACTATATTCTTTATTGCTGAATCAAAAAATCCCATATTATATTGTCATTGTAGCACCTGGAAATAACATTTCCAAGTCGTTTGTTAATAGTTCTAATTCATCTAGATTACCAGCATCTCTGGCATCTTCAATCATTTGTAATAAATTTGGTAGTGAGTAAGTATCATCCATGGTTATTTCATCCATAGGTAATTCTCTTGGATCAAATTCTTGAAACTCGTCCATTGGTAAACCTTCATTCTCTGGATCTATTGGATCTGTAAGACCTAAAAATTCACCAAGCTTTTGTATTATACCACCTTCTCCTGTTGGATCACCAAGACCTCTTCCTGGTCCAAGTAACCCTGCCATGAATACTTCTCCTTGTGGAGCAAGTTGTGGATCCGTGTCAAATAAATCTCTTAATCTATCACCAAGTGAATCTGCAGGTAAAGGATTTACAGGCGATGGCGTCATGTCCACGGGTCCAGGTGTTATGTCTATAACTGGATCTATTGGTGCCATGAAATTAGGTAACATAGATGAATCTCTACCACCTTTACCTTCATCGTAGTCTACTATGATAGTTGGATTAGGATTGGCAGGAAATATTTGTAATGGTGCAACATCTTTTGCTTTTCTGTCAGCCATGGTAGGTAAACCAAACATACCAGAACGCATAATATAATTTTCTCTATTACTGTCATCAAAAGGCATGCTAGGTCTATTCATTACACCAAAAGGCATAGCTGCTTCATCTTGTTGCCGTGGTTGATTTCTTACTCTTCGTACGTTTCTTATTGACACTATACGTCTCCTGCTTTACCTTCTAATACTTTGTGAATCGCTGCACTAATAACGACATCTTGTCTGATGTGTTCTGCCTTAGTGTCAGTTGCAGGATTAGCAACATCATCATCAGCTTCTTTAGCTGAACCATATTCTTGTCCTGTTACAGTGTTTGTTATAGTTATTTCTGCTGGAACAACGATCTTTGGTACTTTTTCGCCGTTGATCTCAACGTACTCCACTACTCCGTCATCTTTTATAGGCATATTTTCTCCTTATAGCAAGTATTTTGTATGTTTTCAATCATTATGATATCTCCAAAAATGTTACGTACACATTGATTGGTTGTGCATTTGTATTAATTTTAAGTAAGTCTCCTGCTTCTAATACATCTGACCCAGAAACAAAGGTTTTTGTGCCATTATTAGCCAAACTAGACTCATTATCTATTGATATAGCATTTACTTTCATGGTCACGTTTGCAGCTCCACCACTAGCATTAAACACTTTTACAGTTTTTACTATGGTGGTCGTAGCTGTAGGACAAGTATATACTGTGTTGTCTCCTGTGCTAGTCAAAGCAGATATTACGCGTTTGTATGTGTTGGCCATTAACTTAAAAACCAGGCAAATGCCTCGTCCTCTTCTCTAAGTGTTTCCGGTGTGTAAGAACTATTCAATAATTGTATCAATAAATCTAGTGATTGTATCATTTGATCTATTTGATTTTTACTATATGAGTCAGGTGCTTGCGGTAATCTTGGTATATTTATTTGTGCCATTATCTCATGCCATCTGGTTGTACGTCTGCTCTATATGTGCCATATCTCCATTTAGTATCTATAGCAGAACTTGTTATTTTCAAAGATGCTTGTCTACCACGTGCACGTGTATCTATTTTTGTCGTTGTAGGTGATACTGTATATGGTCCATTCGTTGTAGCCGTGGAGCTCGGATATAATTTAAAATTTAATTCTACATTTACATTGCCACTTTGATCTTTAAAATCAGGTATAAATCTTTTTATTGACATAAGTTTTTCACCTGCTTGTGGCAACACAAAATCACCTGATGTTATTGATGATGATAACGCTATACCATCTGCGTTGTTGCCATTTTCATGACTATATAAAAAACTTCTTCCTGCAGTTAATCCAGTTATAGTACTAATTGTAGATGCTGTGCTAGAATTTTCAAATTCCATAGCTTGAGGAAATCCATATACACCTTTATCAAACCAAGAAGATCTAGCAAGACTACCAACATACCAAACATTTTCTAAATAATTATATGTTACTGATCTATTTATTACGTTTGATCCACTAGAACAGTAAAACCATGTGACTTCATTAAACTCTGTATTAAGACCAGCAAACGTGTCTTTTTGTGATGCTTCATCAATATCATTAAATACAAAATCTTCTACACTACATGGTATTTTTTGTACCGAACCATCAAACATAAAGAAAGAATCGTTGCCCATCCAAAATGATTTACCATTAGATTCTACAGCTGCGTGTTGTCCTATGCAACCACATGCAGAACCTAACTGTTGAAATCCAAATACGAAAGGTGCGCCAATTAATTGCATTTGATAGAGTGCAGTGTCAGACCATACAAGCACAGCACCACGTGAACGTTTAGCTGTCACAAGTTTTGAACCATCTGTAAGTCTTTGTGAACCAGCGGTATTAGTTGCAGTAGGTGTCCACGTGGCTGGATCTTCTTGATCTGACCAACGAAGAAACATGTCATCTCTTGTGGATGGTGTGCCTATCGTTGTTTCTGTTCCAAAACAAATGACATGTCTATCCGTACCAGAAACTAAAACAAATCTGGTAGAGGTGGGTGCACCAGAAACTTGTGTTCTATTTGCACGTTGTACTGTTGATGTGCTGGCTGATGTATCCCAATAGTATAAACTGCCATTAAGTTGTTGTGCCAACACGTCTTCACCCCAATTATCTAAAGACCATTTACCTGAATCTAATTGTACACTGTTTGGTGCAGCAAGAGCTGCACGTGATTTGTTCCAACCAGGTCCACCTGAAGCACCGCCATAAGGTCCTGCACCCCATCCATATCCTTGTATAGAAAATGCTGGTCTAGTATTTATTTGATATTCTGCACTACCTGTAACGCCACTAGCACCAGTTCCACTAGCTGCTGCTTTTGCTGTAATAACGTAATTGTTTGTATCTGTTACAGACTGTATTTCAAATTCACCTTGTAAATTTGTTGCTGTAATACCGTTAGCTGTGCCTGATACACTAGATATTGTAACAAAATCTCCTTCTATTGCACCGTGTGTAGAGTCTGTTACGGTTACTGCAGTAGATCCATTTGTTGTTGTAAAATCTGTTATAGATGAACCAGTTGCACGTATGGGAGTAATGTCATGAAAAGCTTGATTTTGATAAACGTATAATTTTTTATTAGTGCCAGTAATTAAATATTGATCACCATCTAAAGAAAACCAATTTATAATTCCTCTAGCTGCACCTAACAAAGCTTCTGGTGTTGTTTTTGCCCAACCACCTATTTTTTCTGGCAATCCATATCTAAAACGAACGTTATCACAATCTATCCATCTACCTTCTGCACCATACTCAGTATTTTGTTTATCTATACCTGGCGCTACTTGAATTTTTATAAGCGTCATTCAAGCTCCTATGTTGCGTTATCGTAAAATCTTATCCAACGTTCTGTACCGTTTATTCTTACTCTTATTGCACCAACTTTATTTGCTGAAGTTGTTGTAGCAGAAGATAAACTTTTTGATGCATCACTTGCAGATGTGCCAACAAAATTTGTAAATGCATAATCTTGATCTAATTGTTCTAATTCTAAAACTGGTTGTGCTCCTGAAGCAGAAGCTTGTCTAGCATGTAACTTTGCATTTGGTGTTGCAATACCCATACCAACACGATCTGTGCTACCATCTGTTATAATTAAATTTTGATCTGTGTCGCCCTCAAATCTAGCATCTACCGCTGCGCCTGATTGGTTAAAAGTAAAAGCGCCACCATCAAACGATACATCGCCTGTAACAGTAAGTGTGCCTGATAATGCCATGTTTGCTAAATTTTCTGGTATTTGAAATGCTGATGTACCATCAGTGTAAATTAAATGTATTGCACCGGATGTAAGTGTTACGGCAGAACCGCCAGATGGTCCAAATGTTAATGCGTGGCCAGCTCTTGTTGTAGCATCTTTTATTATGTACCAATTAGGATTTGCTTCACACGTTAGTGCAGTAGAACCTGACAATGTGCCTGTTAAATTAAGAACAGCTCTACTTTGTTGATCACCTGTACCGCCACTAGCAACTGTTAATGCTTGTGATGTGCCTGTAATAGAAATATTTGCATATCCTTTGATTGCATTTTCTATTTTTTCTAAATTATCGTTTGTTTTAGATCCCCATGTACCAGCGTTTGCACCAGTGGTCTGGAGGTCTAAATTTAATATTGTCGAATCAGCCATATTATCTCCTTATCCTGTTGTAACGACAGTCCATGAATTGCCGCTGGAATCGTCTACACCGTTCCAAATTGTTAATTTTGGATCTCCTACTGCTGACGTTATGCTTACACCATTTGGTATGACTAAAGCAGAAGCTACTACAGTCACTGTTCCTAAACCAAATGTTGCCTGCACACCAGCAGGAAAATATCTTGACTCTAATGTAACACTTCCTACAGCAAATGTCGAGGACACTCCTGTTGGTGCAACTAGAGCAGAACCTGATACGTTAGGATCTCCTACAGCAAAAGTAGAAACAACACCTGTAGGTTCTACAAGAGCAGAACCGCTTACAGTCACTGTGCCAAGAGATGATGTAATTTGTAAACCTGTTGGTAAAACTAATACACCAGCTGTTACTACAACATCTCCAACAGACATTGTTGCACCCACACCTGTAGGTGATACTATAATTTCAGTTACAACGGTTACAGTGCCAACGTTAGCAGAAAAAGATATACCAGTTGGCTGTACTAATACACCAGCTGTTACTGTGACTGTACCTAAACCAGAGGTTAATTGTTGTCCGGTTACCGCTACTACGGCATTTTGATCAACGTCCTCAGAAAAGGCACGCTCACCGAATGATGCAGCGCCAAAGGTCATTTACAGCTTATCCATCTCCGCCTTGACGGCTGTCCAACTTAATTCGCTATGTGGATTAATTAAAGTTGTGATAGCTTCATTGTCACTGTTGACTCCAGTTACCCATTTAACTTTATTAAAATCTTCTTCTGTTTCAATTTTACCCACATAAATATATTCAGTATTAGGTTTTAAATTTTTTACTGCTTGGTCAAATTTTAATAACATATTAAGCTCCTATTTCTTGTGCAATTAAATAACCCGTCATACTATCATAACCATAATAAGCAGTTCCACCCCAAGAAGCAGCTCCTTGCATTTTATAGTTTACAACTGAAGTCGTGTTTGGGCTATCAATTATTGTAATACATGGCGCATCTAAACCTGCGTTATTACCACCTACTGAACCGTCAACATCAGAAGCAATATTAGAAACACCAGCACTTTGAGCAGATAAATTAGAATAAGTACCACCAGCAATATTTCTTAATATTTTTGTTGAACATCCATTTTGTGCATCAGTATCAAAGAAATAATATTGAATATAGCATTGAAATAATATTTTTGATGATGCTGCACTTGGAGTTATACTTAAAGTGTAACCGGCTATATCCGCATGAGTTCCACTTGTTGTAGTAACTTGTGAAGAAACTGAAGTAGAAGTTACCTGTAAAATTTTTCCAACAGCTGTTGTACCATTAATAAATCCTGAAGATAAATTAGTGCCACCGTTTGCAACAGGTAATGTGCCAGTTACATTACTGGTTAAATTTATTGATTGATTTAGTCCTAATCTAGTAAGTGCCATTATATTATACTCCTGCCAATCTATGAGCCATGAATAGTCCGCTACCAGCTCCAAGTTCAAATCCACCACCATTGATATAAACTTCTAAATAGTCATTAACAGCCAATTCTATAGTTTCGGTATAGCCTGTTCCGTATCTTGAAACGTTACCACCATAACTAGGATTTGCATTGTGATATCTATAACCACCACCATTTTTATAAATTACAATACCATAATTTAAAGCTTGTGCTGATGTTCCATTTTGTCTATGATATATAGTAATATGATACTTTCCTGCTTTACCTGATGGAACTGTAAACCTATAATTTGTAGTGTGGTCAAAAACTCCATCTGTGTCCCATTCTTCAGCATCATATTGAACTTTTTGATATCCACTACTAAATGTTTGAACGCTTGAAGTCCTTACTCTAAAAGATGGAGTATTATCTAGACTAGGCAAGTTAGATGTCTGCACATACTTAAAAGCACCTGAAGCTGCAGAATCACTAATTAAAAACTTGTCAGCATCTACGAGTGTTGTCTTTTCAGTTTGACCAGTGATGATAGTTGTTGGTAATGTTACTGTTCCAGCACTAAGATTAGTTGTATCACCTGCTTCACCAATTTGTGTGTTGGTTCCTGACGCTGGTGTAATCTTATCTACTTTTAGTTCACTTGTCATCTATACTCCTATTAATTTGTAACCCATAAATAATGATTTTGATCCAGATGAATCACCGTTAGCACCAGAACTATCACCTGAGTCTTGAAATAGTGAAACATTTACATAATCACCCACACTTAAATCTAGTATACCTCCCACTTGAACAGTTTGAAAAGTTGTGCCGCCTGTATCGGTATTTCTGTCTTCTGCGGATAACATCTGTGTGTCATTAACTCTAACTTTTACTAAATATCTGCTATTAAAAAAGTTATTTCTCATTAATTGAGAATACACATAGTATTTGCCAGCTTGACCTGACGGAACTGTGAATCTTCCATTTGAAGTATCATATGCTCCTGCACTATCTAAAATCTCATTATTAAAATTAATCACCGTATTTGTTGAAGTAGAAACATTTTGTGAAGATGTTAATCTAACCATCCACGCAGGAGTATTACTAATTCCAGTTAATGTATTTGTGCCAGCACTGTTTAATGTAGCACCTGAAGGAATGCTAATCGTATCACCTGACTCACCAATCGTGATTGACGATCCAGACTGCTTGATGATTTCGTTTACTTTAATTTGTGATACCATTATGCTATCCTAAATCCTCCAAAATATGATTTACCATATCCTACTGTTTGAGCTTGTGAAGAACTTGGCCAGACACCTTGACATTGAACTCTTACTGTATCGTCAGCATCTAAATCCATTATTTGTTGAACAAATATATTATCTACTCTATCTCCACTTGACCTACTATTAATATAGGAAAAATTACCTTTTAAATTTGTATCTGTATAACCTGCGTCATTTTTATCTAATAAAACAGTGAAAGAAAGCCAATCATCTCCATCAGTTACGGAAAAACAAAGGTTAGTAAATACTAAATACTTTCCTGCTACTGCTGGAGTAAACTTATATGTTGATGGATTAAACACACTGCCGCTATCTTCCATTTCTGTATCAAATTGAATTGTAGTGAAAGTATCGTTTGAAACTGATTGACCAGTGTTACCTCGTCTAGCTAAAAAATATATACTACCTGCAACACCAAAACCAGTAGCGGTTCCTGCATTCGCTATTGTAGCTCCAGCAGGAATATTTATTGTGTCGCCTGATTTACCTAAACCAATGGTAGCTGTATTGCCATCACCTATTTGTAAAGCACTGCTACCTGATGGTGTATCTATTGTAATTGTTTCTAATTTACTCATACGATGACAAACGTTGCTCCTGATGGTACAGTTAAAGTTTTACCAGACTGTACCGTAAATGGCCCAGCTACAAGCGCGTTGTCACTTGCAGCCAAGGTCAAGTTTTGTGTCAAGGTCTGTACGTTTCTATACACACCATTGATCGTTGTGAGTTTATCATACGATATACTCGAATCTGCTGGAGTACCAGCGTCAAAACTATTTCCTAGCAAGATACCAAAAA